CTTACAGCATGTATGGTTGTTGCAAGGTAGCAGGAACTTACTTAACACGACACTATTCATCTTATTTCAATACCGTTACAGTTAGACCATTTTCTGTTTATGGTGAGAGGGAAGACCCCGGTATGTTTATCCCCACCTTAGTTAGATGTATTAGAGATAAGGATGTATTTGTAATGTGGAGAGGTAATCACGATTGGGTGTACATAGATGACTTTGCTAGAGCTATTCAGATTATCTTATTTAATATTGAAACTATAAACGGCCTGATAATAAACGTAGGATCGGGGATGAACCTAACCAATGAGGAAGTAGTAGGCACGATGATACTTTTAACAGGAAAGGACTTATCAATTCAACGTACAGGAGAAGGAAACCCCCTATGGGTGGCAGATAGTAGTAAAATAAGATCATTGGGATGGAAACCAAAGGTATGTTTATATGATGGACTTAAAAACGTTTATCAGTTTATAACAAACAATGAAAGAAAGACAACCAAGGAAAGAAACGACTAAAGTACCAGATTACATATTAGACTTTTTAGAAAACCAAGGAGTTGACACAGTATTTGGAATCACAGGTGGAGGGATAGCTAACCAACTAGATGCATTTTCAAGAAGTGATATTAAATTTGTATCAATGCAACATGAACAAGCGGTAGCAATGGCGGCTGAGGCTTACGCAAGATTACATAAATCTGAACTAGGTGTAGCAATGGCAACATCAGGCCCAGGAGGAACTAATCTAATCACAGGTATCAACGGTTGCTATGACGACTCTATCCCATCCTTATTTATCACGGGACAAGTAGGCACGTTTGATCTTAAAGGAGAAACAGGTGTTAGACAGCGAGGCTTTCAAGAATCAGAGATGGGAGAACTAATGAGGCCTATCGTTAAGTACACTGATATCATTAAGAGTCCAGAAGAATTGAGATTCATTTTAGAGAAGGCTGTCTACATGGCAAAGGAAGGAAGACCAGGACCTGTTCATATCGACTTACCAATAGACATTCAAATGGCTCAATCAGTAGAATCAATTGGTTACACACCACCTAAAGAAGTACCAACAACTATCCCCAAAGAGGTACACCAAGCTATGTTAGAAGCCAAGAGGCCAGTCATAATCGCTGGCTCTGGAATCAGATTAGCAGGAGCAGAGAAGGAATTTAGAAAACTTATTGAGAAATTAGATTGGCCTGTCTGTCCCTCATGGGCATTTTCTGACTGTCTACCAGAATCAAGCCCTAATAAGATTGGACTAATAGGAGTTTATGGAAACCGAGGGGCTAACTTTGCAGTTCAGAATTCCGACCTTATACTCGCGGTAGGAACTAGACTAGATTCACGCATGACTGGAAAGAAAGAAGGCTTTGCAAGAGGAGCGAAAACAATCATGGTAGACATCGATCCTGCTGAGTTAAAGAACTTCAACCCTGACATTCCAGTAAACATGGATGCTAAGGCGTTTATAGAACAACTATCAGACAAAATAGACTTAATGCGAGCCCCACCTAATTGGATGGCTAGATGTGCAGAATGGAAAACTAAGTACCCCAATGTAACGACAGAACATGTAAGAAACCCAAAGATTAGTCCTTATGTATTTGGCAGAACCCTGTCAGACGAGACAGGAGAAGCGGTAATCATCCCTGACTGTGGGGGGAATTTAGGCTGGATGATGCAAAGCTGGCAGATTAAAGAAGGTCAGCGTCTGTTCTCAACTTTCGGCAACTCGCCTATGGGCTACGCATTACCGGCGGCCATAGGAGCGACATTTGCAACAGAGAAACCAGTTGTCTGCATAATCGGTGACGGTGGAATACAAATGAACATCCAAGAACTACAAACGATTAAGAACTACAACGTACCTATCAAAATATTCATTCTCCAGAATCAAGGCTATGGAATAATCCGACAATTCCAAGACTCTTATATGGGAGGTAGACATGTTGGATCAGAAGAAGGTATACCCGACTTTGTCAAAGTATCAGAAGCATATGGTATTCCAGCTTTTAGAATTGACCAGAAGTCAGACCTTAGAGCTGGTATACAAAAAGCGATGCAAATGGATCAGGTTGTAGTTGAGGTGGTCTGTGACCCAGAAGCTCAAATCCTACCTAAAGCAGAGTTTGGCAATCCCTTAGACGAACAAAGTCCCCCATTATCAGACAAAGAACTGTTAGAAAATTTAATCGTACCAAGATGGACAAGATAGACCAAATGAACCTAGAGAAATTCGACAACACTAAATTCGTCGCTCTGTGGAAAACCTTGCACGAAAGCAAAACGTGTTTCATGTGTAAAACGAAGTTCCCTAAAGGAATAATGAAAAAACACCCTAGTAAACTAAAACCCTTAATGGGGTTCTTTAGGGGTGATTTCTTGTTTCATTTGCAGAGCACACATGGCATTGACCCACTTTCTTTTAGGAGCATGATTATGAGTTTTAAGGATAAATGAAAGAACTATTTTATAACAAAGCTATCTATGGAGAACCAGAAAAGCAAGCTGTCCGCAGGGTACTAGACTCTGAATGGCTATCAGGACACAAAGAAACCTATTTATTTGAAAAGGAACTAGCTACATGGTGGGGTAGAAAATATGCTGTCTCTTGTAATTCTGGCTCGTCGGCCAACCTAATTGCAATGCAATCCTTGGCTCTTGAAAGAGGAAGTGAAGTAATCACCCCTGCAGGTGCGGCATTTCCCACCACCCTTTCACCAATCATCTTCTCAGGATTGAAACCTCATTTAGTAGACGTTGGGGAAGACCTATGTGTAAATGTGGATAACGTTGACGGATCAAAAGCCAGTGCTATAGTATTTGCTCATACATTAGGCAATATGCCAGATATGGGGAAAGTAATGGATTTTGCTGGCAGATACAACCTTAGAGTGCTAGAAGATACCTGTGACGCTATGGGTAGTAAACAGGACGGTAAGAAAGCAGGCACATTTGGCGATCTAGCTACAGTCTCATTCTATCCAGCCCACCACATGACTACTGGCGGTGAGGGAGGAGCTATCTTAATGGACGACTTTGACTTATATCACGCTTGTAGAAGTATCAGAGACTGGGGCAGGGATTGTAAGTGTGTCCCTTTTCAAGCAAGAATCCCTTGTGGTGACAGGTTCTCCAATCCCCCCTTCGATCATAGATACTACTACACCAGAATGGGCTTCAACCTTAAACTAACCGAAATGCAGGCCGCCTTTGGACGTGAACAACTTAAAAGGGTAGACGGGTTTATCGAAACAAGAAGAAGGAATTATGAAATCCTAACAGGACAAAGAACAGAACTATCCCCATTTGCTCACATAGTCATGCACCCAGACAAGAACAGAGTCATGGCTGAACTCCAAGCTAAGGGAATCCATACTAGAGGGCTATTCACAGGAAACATACTAGAACATCCGGCCTTTAAAGACATGGATTGTGTCAAAGAGGACTTACCAGTCAGCGAGAGAATACACCGTGAGGGTTTCTTTGTAGGACTAGGGCCACATTTAACAGAAGATGACATGTTATATATTAAGGAGGAACTATGCTCACTCACCAAATAATCTACTTCAAAAACGGAGCAGTTAAGTCAATATTTAACATTGACGGTGTAAGAAGCTGTGAAATGCTCCACTTACACATCACAGACGGCAGGACATACTTAATCAACAAGGAAGAAGTCAACTGTATAGAGGTAGTCCCCGAAGGTATGGGGAAAGAAGTTTGGGGTGAAGAGTTTGGTGTATTGCATACTAACAACAGAAAAAAATGATAAATGCCAAATGAAGTTATTTGGAAAGCCCACCCAGGGCCACAACGAAAGGCGTTAACCAGAACGGATAAGGAGATTTTATATGGCGGGGCTAGAGGAGGAGGAAAGACTGATGCTGGTATGGCCTGGTTACTTAGATGGATAGGCAACCCCAAATACAGAGGATTGATTATCCGTAAAGACGGTAAGGACTTATCGGACTGGGTAGACAGAGCTAGAATCATGTACGCAGGCACGGGGGCTAACTTTGCTTATAGACCAGCAGAGATCAAATTCCCAAGTGGGGCTATGCTAAGAACAGGACATTTAAACGATGCCAACGCTTACGAAGCCTATCAAGGACACGAGTATCAGAAGATGCTAATTGAGGAACTGACACAAATCCCAGAAGAAGAAAGCTATCTTAAACTAATCTCATCTTGCCGGTCAACTGTTGATGGATTGAAACCCCAAGTGTTTGCTACCACAAATCCAGGAGGATCAGGACACGGATGGGTAAAGGAAAGGTTTATCGATGTTGGTAAATGGGGAGAGACATACGTTGAGGAAAAGACAGGACTAACCAGAGTATTCATCCCCGCCAAGGTTACAGACAACCCTACCCTAATGGAGAAAGACCCCAGTTATATCCACATGTTAGAACAACTGCCAGATAACTTACGAAAAGCGTGGAAAGATGGATCGTGGGATATTGTGGCAGGTCAGGTGTTTACTGAATGGAAACAATCAACACACGTAGTAGAACCTTTTGACATCCCACCTACTTGGAATCACTGGCTAGCGATGGACTGGGGAACTAACGCCCCTTTTGCAGTAGGCTGGTACGCACAGGACTTTCACCAACACATTTACCTATACAGGGAACTTTATATGACAGGGTTAGATTTTGAGGCGGCTATCGGTATGCCACTAACTCCCAAGAGATTGGCTAAAGTAGTTAAAATGATTAATAAGAAGAACCATATAAACTATCAGTATTGTGTGGTTGACCCTGCTATGTGGAATGATGCGGTCAGCGGTAAACAAAAGGGTGGACAACCCTCTGGTAAGAGTGTGGCAGAAACCATGATGAAAGCAGGCTTAAAGCTAATCAAGGCAGACAACGACAGGGTAAACGGATTGGAGAGATTGAGAGAAGCTATAGCAACAGCCCCAGACGGCAAACCCTTTTACATGGTCTTCTCTACTTGTAGGAAAACAATACAAATGTACCCCTCACTTACTTACGACAACTACAAGATAAATGACGTTAAGAAGACAGGCGGAGACCCAGGAGATCACGGTTATGACAGAGACAGATACTTCTTTATGAGCCGTCCGCCAGTACCAAGAGCGAAAGATGACAATGCTGAAAGCCCAATAAGGAAAGCCTATTTAAGAGCACAACTAGGTCAGAGTGGGTCGTCTGATGAGGTTGACGAAGTTTACTGATATAATTCATTATGCCCAAAGGGAAAACTAAACCCGCTGTCATAGATTTAGAGAAACTAGACAAGGCTTTATGGTATGCGGAAGATATGCTATCCAGATCACAAATTGAGTTTATGTTGTTTGGTGACACGGCCTATTCAATAATCAACAACACCCACCCTAAGTACATGAGAATCAATCTGGGTACGGATCATCTAAACATAACAGAATTTGGAAGGCGTATATTTAAACTGACAAACCCAGATGCGGAGGTAACAAAGCACAAGATTAAGTTCAAATCACCTGATGGTGTACCAATTGAGATAAGAATCGTTTACAAGAATTACGGCTTTCTAAAGAACCCAGACAAAGTAATGTACAGGATGGATACATACAATGTCCCCAACCCATTTGCTAAGTACTGGAAGATCTATAGACTGGTCCAATAATTGACACAAAACAGATTACTATTTAATATTTATCCATGCTTGAAATAATTACGGTCAGTTTATTAGTTCTCATCTTCTTACAAGAGTTCTTCAATCGTAAGGAGAGACAGAAGCTTGTCGAGGCTTTGATTGCTAGAAACCTAAGAGAGTTAGGTGATTTAGAAACTACACGCAAATTTAAACCAACCAAAACTAAAAAAGTTGACGATTCTGCTGTCCCAGTTTCAGGTTTAGACGACAAGACTTTCGACAAATATATCAAAGACACCAACGAATTAAAGGAGGACGATGGCGGAAATTAGTCTGATAAACACATCAGGGATGGAAACACAGACTGCTAGTACAGCGGTTGACAGGATGCAACAGTTATTCTCAATGCAACGTAAGGGTTTTGAAAGACGCTGGTATGATAATAACTTCTTTGACGACGGACACCACTTCAGATATGTATCACGCACTACAGGTAAGATTTTAGACATAAATGATCGTGGTTCAAGAAGCGACCCTAAACGTGCTATTCCCAAGGCATCCAGACAAATTAGAGGCGTTGCTAACTTACTATCACAAGCCGATTACGCACCAGTTGTGTATCCAGAACGTCCACAAGTAGGATCACAGGGATATAAGGAAGCTTACAAACTTGCAGTAGAACACGCTAAGAGAATTGGATCATGGGTTGAGGTTGAATGGAAGAACCAAGAGCTAATCGAGAAGATCGCTCAAATGATTATCCTTACATCTAAAAACTCAGTTTCCTATTTACAGGTATGGCCAGACGAATTTACCCAAGAGATCAAGACTAAAGTCAGAGACGCATTTGATGTGTATCTACAAGGACAAGGGACAGACATTTACGACTCCCCAGTAATCATCATCTGTTCACCAATGCTAATCAATCAATTAAAATCAGATGAACACTTCCCAGAAGAACAAAGAGCTAAACTCAACCCAGATAACAAGTACGCCAGTTCCGAGATCAAAGAAGCCTACATGAGATCCCGATACGGATTTAACTCATCTGCCAACGATGCTACCGCTACCCTGCTTTTCAAAGAAGGTTACATAAAAGAATACCTAGACGACAAAAACATCCCCGTTATCCAAAAGCAAGACAACGCAGACGTTATCCTAGAAGGTAAGAACAAAGGGGACACTGTTATCAGACAGATCATGAGTGCTGGTGGAGTGTGGCTGAAAGATGTTTACACCGACTTACCAGAATACCCCCTTGTAGATTTAAGACTAGAGCCTGGAACGATTTACCAAACCTCACTAATAGAACGCTTCATCCCCGCTAACAAGTCACTAGACACTCTAATGAGTAGGCTTGAAAAATACGCCAACTCCATGATTACGGGTACTTGGATGAAACGTAAAGGAGAGACTTTTGAAGTAAACAACGTATCGGGCGGACAGGTGATTGAATACGACACCAGCCCACCAATACAAGGACAGATGGCCAACGTCCCACCATTCTACTTTGAAGCTATAGGGCTTTTAAACTCATTCATAGAAGAACAGGGTGTTAATACTTCCGCACTAGGTCAGATCCCTAAAGGGGTTAAAGCCGGAATTGCAATTGAATCGTTAAAAGAAAGCGAATATGCTAACTTAAAGATTGCCAGTAATCAGGTGAAAAAGACTATTAAACGAGTGACTGAAAGAATGATTGACATTGTAGGTAAGTATTTTATCACCCCCCAAGAGGTACAGATACTAGAAAACGGAGATCCAGTAGACTTCAAGATTATCGGCGATAGGGGCAAGGAAGTAATGACAGATGCGGGTATGAATACTGACGACTTGGTAACAATTAAAAGAGACGCCAAACTTGACATCGAAGTTGAGAGCGGTGCTGCGTTCACTTATCAAGGCAAGAAAGAACTAGTCTCAGCCTTCTTAGACAAGATGGTTCTACTAGCCAGAGAAGGGATGATAGCCCCAGAAGCTGTCAAGTTACTTGTACAAAAGGTGATAGAGATTTATAAGATTGGTTCGATTAGTGAATTTACCGAGGCTATGGACCAAGCACCAAACGATATGACTGAGGTTGACTTACAAAAGATTAAAATCGCAGTCGCAGAAGTAATCAAGGACTTGGGAATGGTTGGACCAAAGGCTTCACAAGAACACATAGACGAAACTAAGATCGGTGTAGTTGAAGCTACAAAAGACATGGGGTTACTCAAACCACAAGAATCAGGTAGCCAAGAGATAACCGAAAGTAGAATTGAAGAAACTGGCAAGGATGGTGAGAAAACTAAAACAGAAGTTAAAAGGGTACAAAAAACGTGAACCTAGCACTACTAAAATACAGTTTCATGTTCGATCCCGTAGAAACGTGGTCTAACCTATATCAATTCGAGCAAGACTTAAACGCCTTCTTTTCAGCACAAGGAATGGAGGTTGAGGTAATAAAGTCAGTAGATGGTGCCAGCACTGAAAGAATCATGTTCATTAAGAAGAAACAAGAAATCGCTCCAACACAGGAAGAAGTCAAACAAAAGTCCGTCAAACAACAAAAGGCGGGTTTAACTGCTAATAGAGGTTATGACGGTAAATGGAGGAAATAAATGGG